ATTAAATATGAAGAACGTGGGGATTATATATACGTGTGTAGACGATCACCAGAACCCTAGAGCTAGCAGAGTACAGACATAGGTAATCCACAACGTAGTCATTACGTAATCGTAAAATCAAACAAAAATTTTTTTGAAAACTCGCAATATAAATATTAGTTATGACTGAACGGACAAACGAGGCCATCATTAAAGATATAAAATGGGTATTAGAAGATAAGATTAAACCTAGTGTGGCTCAACATAATGGTGTAATTAACTTTATCTCTTTTGAGGAAGGTGTGGCTAAATTGGAGATGGCTGGGGCCTGTTCAGGTTGTGCTATGTCTAAACTGACTTTACAGCAGGGTGTTGAAGATATGCTTAAGCATTACGTACCTGAAGTTTTGACCATTATTGGTGAGGACGATGCTCAAGCCAAAGAAAAAGGATACCAACCCTATATTCCAGGGAATGATTTTCCTTAAAAATAATATGAGGAGTTATGTATAGACCATTACCTGAAGGCTTGATGATTAAAAAATCATCTATACAAGGCCATGGATTAGTAACAACAAAGTTTATTGAGAAGGGTACCAATCTAGGTGTAAGTCATTTAAAGATAAATGGTATGCTAGTTAGGACTCCATTAGGAGGATTCGTAAATCATTCTGACCAACCTAATTGCATAAAGAGTAAAGTACTGGTTACAAGTTTAGATAATCCTGAAATTAAATTTGATTACACTAAATATATTTTGGTATCTTTGCGACCTATAAAAGCGTGGGAAGAATTAACCTGTAAATATACTTTTTATGATATAAAGGATAAAGCAAAATAAAATGATTACTATATTAGATAACGCAAAAAAAAGATTAACAGACTTAACACAAACAAATAGAAAAGTATTTGTTAGATTATCCATTAAAGGTGGTGGTTGTGCTGGGTTTGGATATGATTGGACATTTGAAAATGAATCTACACCTAATGATATTATTGTAGATGATATATTATTAGTAGATAAAATATTTGAAATGTATTTATTAGGTATGCAATTGGATTATAAGGATGATGTGTTTGGTTCTAATTTTGTATTCAACAACCCTAAAGCAAAGTCTTCCTGTGGTTGTGGTACTTCCTTTTCTATTTAAAGGATAATATATGGCGGTCTGTACGAGAATCGAACTCATACTAACGCCTTGACAAGGCGCCGTGCTAACCTTTACACCAACAGACCGTCATATATTTCCTACAATATATATGGTGCCCTCCTAAGGAATCGAACCTCAAAATGCTGATTACAGATCAGCTGTTATACCATTTAACTAGAAGGGCTAATTTATTTATGGTTATTTCTTTAAAAAGTCTTTTAGGGGATTTGGAATTTTGTTATTATTTTTATTTTCTTTAGCACCAAAATAATATGCTATACCAAGGCCAAGTATTGTAACAATACCACCTAAAAGAAAAAGTCCTACACCTGCTTCAATTGTCATTATAGTGTATTAAGCAAATGATTGCAATATACTAAAAAAATTATTGCAGATATGCAAATTGTATTTATTTTCCACATTTTTTTCATAATTTATGTCCTTTATAATTATAAGTATATAATAACGGAAAAATAGGTATATTGCAAGCAAAAAATGGAAGAAAATCCATTTTTATTGTTGAAAAATAGAACAAAATAAGAACTATTACGTAATTTTAAAATTTATATAAATATTAACATTATGCCAAAAGAAAAAGAGTACAAATTTACGAATCAAAGTGATTTTAATGAAACATTAATAGATATGTCCTTTAAAAGGGCGGTAAAACGTATCCAAAATAAAATAAAAGAGAAAAAAATACATATTGACTATATTTCCAAAAAAGGAAAATCAATTTCCCGTTGGATTCCACTTCCTATTGGCAGAAAAAAGAAATTAGGAAATTAAATGGCGGAAATTGACAGTTTGGTGGAGCAATTAGGAAAACTTACGGTTATTGAAGCAGGTGAACTTGCTAAAAAACTGGAAAAAGCTTGGAATTTGGATTTAAACAAAATTTTACAAACACCAGTACAAGAATTTATAGAAGAAAAAGTACAAACAACATTTAATGTTGTTTTGACAGGTTTTGAAGATGGTAAAAAAATACCAGTTATTCAAAAAATTAGAAAATATAAAGAAATGGGTTTATTAGAAGCTAAAAACTTTGTAGAAGGTTCTATAGAAAACCCTAGTGAGATAAAAATAGATATTGAAAAAGAAGAAGCTGAAACAATTAAAAAAGAAGTAGAAGAAGTGGGTGGAAAGGTAGAGATTAAGTAATGCCAGCTGTTAGTAGAAAAGGTGATAGTTTATCAACAGGCCATATTTGCGCTTCAACAACAATATTAGATACCCCTGGTCAAAATACAGTAAGAGCAAATAGTATTTTAATTGCAAGAATTACAGATCCAACTATTGCACATCCTTTTCCACCTAGTCCACCTTGTGCCCCACATGTTGCTGTTGTTAATATAGGTTCAGCTACTGTTAGGGTTGTAAGTAAATCAATTGCAAGAATAGGTGATAGTACAGATGCAGGAGCAATGACAAAAGGTTCTCCTAATGTTTTTGCAGGAGGTTAGATTGTTATTATAAATATTGTATATGGCAAAGTATGACGCATCAATAACAAATGAATCAAGTAGATCCGTTAGGATCTTTAGTGATTTAAATTTAAATTTTACTAGAAATCCTGCAACAAATGATGTTGCTAGATTAACGGATATAGAAGCAGTTAAAAGAGCTGTTCGTAATTTAATTTTGACAAATCGTTTTGAAAGACCTTTTCATCCAGAAATAGGTTCATCAATACGAGATTTATTGTTTGAAGTTATTACTCCATTAAATGCTGTTTTATTACAGGATAGAATTGCAGAAGTAATAGATAATTTTGAACCAAGAGCTTCAATAAATCAAATTATTGTGCAGGATGAAATAGATAATAACCAATATAGAGTTACTATTTCTTTTTATGTTGTTAATACTCCAGAACCAGTTACAATAACAGAATTTTTACAAAGGTTAAGATAATATGGCAAAGTTAAGTATATCACAATTAGATTTTGATGGAATTAAAGTTAATTTAAAAAGATTTTTGTCTAATCAAAGTCAATTTAAAGATTATGATTTTGAAGGATCGGGTATGGCAGTCCTTATGGATTTATTGGCATACAATACACACTACTTAGCTTATAATGCTAATGTAGCTGCTAATGAAATGTTTATTGATACTGCTGATATGAGAAATAGTATCGTATCGTTAGCAAAGGCTTTAGGTTATACTCCTAATTCTGCTACAGCGCCTTACGCTGATATTAATGTGGTTGTTAATGACGCAACAGGTTCCACATTAGTTATGTCTGCTGGAACACAATTTACTACAACCGTTGATAGCCTTTCATATAATTTTGTAACAATTGGTTCAAATACAATTTCACCTATAGATAATGTTTATACTTTTTCAAATTTAAAAATTTATGAAGGCACATATGTAACTTATCAATACACATATGATAGTACAGATGTTGACCAAAGATTTTTAATTCAATCAGCTAGTGCTGATGTAACAACGTTAACAGTTCAAGTTCAAAATAGTTCTACAGATACGGTTATTAATACTTACACAAAAGCAACTTCAATTACAGAATTAGATTCAACATCAAAAGTTTATTTTTTACAGGAAGCTGAAGATGGTAAATTTGAAGTTTACTTTGGTGATGGAGTAACGGGTAAAGCTTTAACAAATGGTAATATTATTATTTTAAAATATGTAGTTACTAATAAAACAGCTGCAAATGGAGCTTCATCTTTTTCTTTATCTGGAAATATTGGTGGATTTTCAAATGTAACACTTACAATAAATTCAAATGCAGCTAATGGTGCTGAACCTGAAACTAATCAATCAATAAAATTTAATGCACCAAAATCTTATGCAGCTCAAGATCGTGCTGTAACTGTAGAAGATTATAAAGCAAAAGTAAAAGAGCTTTATGCAAATACTCAATCAATAAGTGCTTGGGGTGGTGAAGATGCTGAAACGCCTTTTTATGGCCGAGTATATATTTCGATTAATCCAAAATCAGGTTCTACCTTAACTCAAACTACAAAAAATTCTATTATAGATTCTTTAAAAAGATATTCAGTTGCTTCTGTAACACCAGTCATTGTGGATCCTGAAACAACAAATATAATTTTAACATCAACAGTTAAATATGATAAAACAGCTACTAGTAAAACAGCTGATACTTTAAAATCTGAAACAATAGAAGATTTAACAGCTTATAACTCCAATACACTTCAAAGTTTTGATAGTATGCTAAGGCATTCAAAAGTAATTGAAATTATAGATGATGTGGATACTTCTATACTTTCAAATATTACAACTTTAAAAATTAGAAAATCATTTACACCAACAATTGGTTCGTCTACAAATTATACTGTAACATTTTCAAATGCTTTGTATAATCCACATTCTGG